CGCTAGTTGCGGATATATGGCTTTCTAGTCCTAAATCTAATTCACTATTCATCGCAGCCATGAGCTTCATCGTAGTTAAACGAACAATAATAGCAGCCCATGTCCTCGCCGCATTTGCGACAGTTATACTTAAACATAATCTCATTACAGCATAAGGCTAGGTAAGTTCGATCGCTGATTCGGTAATGCTTATTTTCAAATGGCATTACTTGTCACCACCCCACCCAGTACCGCGAAAGATCACACTAGGCGCGCTAAAGACTCGAGCCATTGGATATGAGCAGCACAATGGAGAGCTGTCGCCATGAGTGGCTACTGGGTGATTAAGCTCTAATTCGCCGCCGCATTGATCGCACCTATAAAGGTAACTAGGCATTATCGCTCCCCACTAGGCACACGCCCAAAGTTCCGCAAACCGTACACTCCAGCGTCTTAACACCGGGCGGAAGTAAGTCGGTCACTATGCGTTCGACCTGTAACGTTTCGCGCTTACAGCGCCTACACTCAAATCTCAATTTGTCCATAATTGCTCTCTTTCAGATTAGACATAGAATTTAAATTGTGCTGACTAACCCACCACGAATTATCCTTGTCATGCTTAAAGCGGCTTGTCTTAGCTGCTCTAATTGGTATCCAGCCCTTGACCCAGTAATGAGGTGATTCGCCGCAAACAAGAACGGCTAAATCCTCGACTCGATCGCGTTCTCTGAGGATCAGATGTCCGTCTAGCCATTTCGTATGCTTGACTTCAATTCGATTACCGATGTCGGCTCTTATCTTGAACTTATCTAGTTCGAGCTTAAAGTCTGTAATTCCAAAGTATCTAGCAGCTGCGATCTCAGCACCTAACGCCTCAGCTGTGCGACGAATAGACTCATGGATATTGCCTCTAGCTGATTGGTCATGAAAGTAGTAATTTTCCACGCCTTTAGACTCACAGATAAAAGCCGCTGCGGCAGCTTGAATCTCCTCGTCTTTGGTAAGCGTTATTTTTGTTATTCCCATGTCGCACACGTCCGAACATTGTCTGGGCATACCCATCCCTTGTAAGGCTTGCCTGTCTTACCGACGCCCTCTTTACGAATCATCACGCCATGAGCGCACGATTTAGTTCCGGTCAAAGTTCCAGCCACGTCAGCGATTACGTTATTGACAGCCCATGGATCATAAGAGCCATTAGGTAATTCTTGCTTGGGAGCTGCAACGATTGGGCGCTCGACTCGTTTCATTTCCTCGAGTGATGGTCGATTACTGTTTTCGCTAAACTTGCTTAATCCGCCAGTATGTAAAGCTCGACCGATTGCCGAAGTGCTTCCATTTTCTAGCGGGAAACGATTAGCGCTTGATCTAATCTCCTCGGCATAATCTGTGGCGAAAGGTAACGGATCGTTAATATCGCGATAAATGTCTGTTTGGATTATGTAGCGAGTTCCGTCTTGAAAGATGATCTTGACGTCAATTCGCCCAGCTGGGTAATGGTTCCAATACTTCTCGATTCGTTCGGCTACTGTTTCGTAGCCCTCTAGTGGCAGCGCCATTATGAGTTACGAACGATTTCTGTCGCCGCACGAAGCCCAGCTGCGCGACCTCGGTTAAAGCCGTCTTTGACGCCTTCTTTAAACCCGATAGACCAGCCGACTAAAAACCAGCCAGCACTACAGGCGATAACTACCATCGCCAGTTCCAATATAGTAAACATTTTAGCTCCCGATTCCGGGTGCGACTTATTCGCTCCCTAGTTATAGGGTGAACTAAATGTCTGACAATTTCAAGCCTTACGCCTAATTAGCGGCGTGTCGAATTGCTTAAGATCAAACTATAAATTTCATCGACGCGAACTTCAAGTCTGGAAACCTGATCCTTTACGCTTGAACCAGAGTTAGGCTTTAGCTCGCTTAAATAGTATTTAACTAAATGCCGAACAACGGCTGTAAATGCCGCAAGGAGCGTGACCATAGCCACGCCCATAGCAGCCCAATCGTTAGCGTTCACTCGATTTTGCGCCGAACGCCACGTCTTTAGGATTCGAGTAACGCATTAGAACGGGTACAATTCCCGCAAATAAACCCCACGCTAATTTTTTAGGGTCTGATTCGCCTGTCATGTAAACCGCCAGCATGCCCGCGATCGCTGATCGCCCATAACTAGCACCTACCGCTTTTAGCTCTTTCATTACTTTTCTCCTAACCCCAGCGCCTTGATTAGCTCTGAGACTTTTTTTGGGCTTACGTTTATCTCGAAGTGCATTTCGTCGGGACGATTTTTGTAATCGCCGCCCCAGAATAAGCCGTACTTTTTTGCTAGTGCTCTAATCATTGGAACTTTCTCAGCTGGAAACGTGCCGATCTTTCCGAGAATATGTTTAGTCGCGTTTAAGTCAACCGCCGTTCCCGACGCGTGATTAGAAAGACGATCGGTAGAATTTCTAACCATGCGAAATGCAAACCCCCAGTCGTCGAGCTGTCCGCCATCTATCGGTTCGATGAGTTCGTTAAACTCTTTACAGAATCCTACGATTAAGGGTGCTACAGCTTCGGCGCAACGAATCTTTAGAGTTGTCCCCGGTATCGCGTAGGACTTAACTCCGATTTCGGCTTGATCTTGACTAGCTGGCCAGCCGTTATAGCTTGTCAAAGTCATGACAGTAAGAGAGCGGCTTCCTCGGCTGTAATACCGAGTTTAGCAAGTAATGCCGCTTTGTCGCTTTCGGCTTTAGCCAATTCTGTAATTTTGTCAGCTTTAACTTTTTTAATTGCTGCGTCAATTTCTGTTTGAGTTGGAGCTTCGCCATCTAGCACGTCCCATTTAATTGTCGAATAATCGTTATCTGTAAACGAGAATTCAGCGTTTGGCTTTAGCAAACGAATTGCGGCAACTAGTTCAACGTTTTCCATTATGCACCTATTTCCATGAGAATAATTGTTGAAACACAAGCGTTTCCCTGTGTAATAAATGTCGAACTGCCCGCGACAGTATTTGCCGCCATTTGAACTTTGTAAGTAGTTGCCGAAGTAGTTGCGGGGCTATCTAAATAATTTTGTGAGTAATAGCCGCGAGTTCCCATGCGACCATTTGCGCCGTTACCAGCTTCAATAAAATGGACTCCAACCGATGAACTTGAATTGTCCACGATAGTAGTTGCTCCTCTTAAAATTTTTGCGCCTACTCCATAACCAGCGGTCTGATCTGATTGCAATAAAACCTGTTGCGATAATAAAACTAAAATTTTACTTGTGTTAAGTGTTGGAGTAATGCTTGCGGTAACTCCTGTGTCTGTATAAGTAGTCGATGAAATTGTTACACCTGTGGACGTTGAGGCTTGTACGACTTGTAAAACTTTGCCGCTATCTGTGCCCCATGATGGAACGCCGCCAGCGACTTTTAAAACTTGACCAGTTGATCCAATTCCTAAACGTGTAACGGCACTTGATCCAGTTGCGTAAATTAAGTCGCCGTTTGTCGTAACTGTTGATTTTGGCACCGCGGCAGCTGCTAAATCGTAAGCTAATTTTGTAGCTGTCGGAGTTGAAGCTAGAACGCTCGAAGTTGTCGAAGTCGAATCGCTAAGTTGAACAACGCCTGCAGCGCTTGTTGAAGCCGCACTAACGCCAATAGTTACAGCGCCCGAAGTACCGCCACCCGTAATTGGTGCGGTTACGTTTACAGCTGTGATGTCGCCTTGATCGTTAGGTATCCACGCAAAATCTAAATCTGTTGCGCTTGCTTTGGATAAGATATAACCACTAGCGCCGCCTAATAGATCGGCGAAATCGGTATCGACCGCCTGACCAAATACCTCAAAGTCGGCTGGTAAGTCAGTAACTAGATCGGTGCTCGTTGGCATTTGCCAGCCGAAGTTACTCGTTGGATTAGTCATGTTTTCTCCTTATGCTACGACTAACGCGGTTTCCCACGTTAAAGACCCGGATATAGTATTCCACGCTTCGGCTATTGGCACTTGCTCCCACGACATAGCTTGCAGCGAATAACTTAGTGGCGACAGATTAAGCGTTATGGATATTTCATTATAGGCAGCCTTAAACGACCATCCCTCGACGAATCCCTGAAACGTTCCGGCAACCATGTTAGGCGGTAAATCGCTTATTCTTAAAGGTAAGCCCATAAACGCATTTATGAGCGAATCGCGATCCACGTCGTCTAGCTCTGGATTAGTGAGCTGGTAAGTAATTGCCGTAAAATTAGCTTGCGGTGCAGCTCTTAGCGTTAAGTAGAAATCGGCTTGATCTTGCGCGTCGGCTTGATGTTTAACTGTCGTCGATATGGCTTGCGCTAAACGCCCGTAAAGGTCGATTGAGTTAATGTCCTCGGCGCTTACTTCTTGGTTGGAATTTGTGCCATATTTAAGCGTAATGTCGTTTCGCACGTCGCCAGCTCGGGTTTCAATTTTTAGCCCGTTAAATAGCGCGTGATTAGCTGTTAGCTCGGTGTAGCCGTAAGTGGCTAGGTAAACCGATCTATGAGTCGAATCGGCGTAGCTAATTCGACCCTGAGAATCCTCGTATATGTAGCCCAACCCAGACGTCGCGAGAGCGGCGACAAGCGAATAAATATCCACGCGATCAGATGATCGAGCTGCTAACTCATAATTACCGGGCTGATCGATTTGGCCTAATCCGACGTTCTGAGCATTAGCCCACGTTTCGGTCGGATCGTAGTTAGCCCATTGTAAAGCTGCGGGAACTTCGCCCCAGTTATTTAGTAGCAAGTCTTGTAAAATTGTGTAAATCTGATCGCCGTCGAAATCCTGAGTTAGAACGCCATCTGTTAGTGCTTTAGGTAAGCGGCTTAGCGCTCCTAGTGCGGTTATCTTTAGGACTTGGTTAATTCCTACGCTGCCAGCTGTAATTATTTCAACGCCAAAATCAACGACTGTGCCACCAAATATAGGAACGTAAGTCGCTGTTGAATCTTGTAACTCGATCGAGACTGAATCGTTTATGTTTATATTGACGATGGCTTGGGTCAGGTTAAGAAGCTCTAAATTACAATAGCCCGCTTGCGCTTGCTGGTAAATGTTATTTCGACCGCTGGTAATAGTTAGATTTGACAGCGTGTAAGTCGTATATGCAACGCCCTGAATCTTTACGCGCCAGACTGGGTTAAATACTGTCATTAGAACGCCAGCGCATTAGCGCCATTAGTGCCGCGATAGAAACTGTTATTTAACACGTCAACAATTCGGCGAGCTGTGCCCTCTTGATCGATTGCGCCTGAAACGTTGATATAGATATTTCCGCCGCCGCCGCCTAATTTGTTATTAGGAATTATGCGACCATTACCTGACGGCACGAATAATTCTGCACCACGTTCGCCCACAATATAAGGATTATTACCTGTTACTAATCCGCCATTGGCAAGCATAGGGATTGGCTCTAAATCTTTAGAACCGGGCTTCAAATTGTTTACGATGTTATAGCCCCTGATAAGTAAGTTAACGACTTTGATTGCTGCGTTAATGCCAGCAACGACGCCTTGAATAGCTTTACTTACGCCGTTGATAATAAGCGTAATACCTGACCATGCTGTTTTAAAAGTCCCACTTAAAAACGTTGCAAATGCTTTGGCAACAATTAAAAACGCCGTAATGCCAGCACCTAAAAGTTTAAAAAATGCTGTGTTATCTTGAATTAAATCAGCAACCGCTCCAAATACTTTTTTAACTCCCTCGATTACTGGAGTTAACGTGATTTTGAAAATTGGAATAAAGTATTTGTTTAAATAATCCCAAAGTTCTTTAATGCCAGGTAAAAATGTATCTTTAAAAAATGCGCTTAATGTTTTAAACACGGGCGAAAGTTTCTCGCCAATATCTGTCGATAGTGTTGTAATAATTGGAACGATCTTGTCTGTAAAGATAGTAAGTAGTGGCGTAATTGCGTCAAGTACGAACGCGCCGACTGTCTCTTTGCCTTCCTCAAATGCGAGTTTGAGTCTGTCCATCTTGCCCGCAAAAGTGCTGGCTTTTTCACTAGCTTGTCCACCAAAGGTTTCAGCTAGTAAGGCGGTAGTTTCCTCAAAGGTCATAGTCTTTAGATCGGCAGCTGAAATTCCGATACCTAATTTAGCCAACCCCGCGGAATTGCCCTCGTAAGCCTTACCTAACGCATTACTTACGGCTTCGAGTGACTTACCCGATCCAGCGGCAACGTCGATCGCCAGAGTTGCAAGTTTTTGCGCTTCACCGACGTCACCAGTTGCGCGGGCTAATCGTTCGTAAGCTGGACGTAATTCATCGTCCGTCACGCCGAAGGCTAAGCCCATGTTTGAAATCCATGTCTCAGTTGCCGCAATAGTTTGATCGGTTGCGCCAGCGACATTTTTAAGAGTGGTCGCCAGTTTTGCTTGTGCCGCTTCGTCCTCGATCGCTGACTTAACGCCATCGACTAATAGTTTTCCAGCATAAGCGACAGCAGCAGCTCCAGCAACGGCAAACGCAGCCGCAGCTTTACCGCCGAAATCGCCTAATTTGCTACCGAAAGATTCTGTTTCGGTATTAGCTTCGCCTAATCCTTTTTTTAGATTATCGACGTCAGCTAATATCGAGAGCTTGAGCGTTCTTGATCCCTCAGCCATTAGTCAAACCTCTTAACAATAGATGTAAACGCCTTTTCCCACTCAGCGATTAAGTAGCTTTGCTCAGCTCGCAGCGTTGGGTAAATAAAATAGCCCGTCGATCCTCGCCCGGTCGATCCTGACCAGATTGGGAATTGCTTATATTTATTTGATCCAAATTCTGAGCCGCCCCATAGATCGCGAGTAGTCGCGCCACCGCTAAATTTTTGTCCAGCAAAGCCAAACGAAATCTCGCCAATTTTAGATGATTTGCTTACCTTTGAACCCTCAGCAATTCGACTAGCTACTGGCGACGAGCTAAGAGAGCCAGCAGCCGACGTAATCTTGCCCTGTAAATATGTAGCAAGCGCACTTGATTGCTCTTTAGCTTGAGAGATGGCTTCATCGTCCATCGCCTTAAACGCACCAGTAATAGCGCGAAGTTCGGCTTTGTCGTACTGGACGACTTCCTTACTTTCCGCCATTTCGTTTCTCCAATATCTCGAGCGCTGTCAATATGTCCGCCGCGTCCACCCACTCACTCATCGGAATTCCTGTCGCGATTGACAGTTCGATTAGTAAATAACTTAGGCTTCCTCGGCTGTAGCTTTTGGGCTTTCAGTTTCTCCGACTGTTATATCGACTACCATTTCGCACCATACGTCGTAAGGTTTGACGGGCTTACCCGCTGCCTCACGCTTTAAAGCGTTCCATGCTAGAAACATTAAGTCGGATATACCGATTTTTTCTTGCGCTTGCTGAATTGTAAATCCTGTCTTTTGCTCCCATTTAGCGAACTCTGGCGGTTGCGCTGTCGTGGTTGCTGTCTTGCCGTCGCTCGTTTCGATATGTATTTGTAACTTCATGCTCCCGATCTCTTTTCTATAGTGTTGGTGTGGTCACGCAAGTAAAGCTCAGCGAAATAGTCTGTGCGTCTGGAGCTGTGCCGCCAGCGCTTGGGAATATAGGCTGAACGTCAAAGTTAAAGACTGATCCGCTTGCGGCTGTAAATACGACCGCTAGTGGAGTATTAGGTGCGCTATCAGCTGCGTTCCATAGCGAAGCAGCTAGTGATCCGCCAGCTGTCCAGTCCGCAAGCATTTCGACGTCGAAAGTACCTTGCGAATCGGTAGTAAAGTAAGCCTTGCCGTCGAGTGTCTGATAAGTGTTAATCGTTGACTCGATTGTAAGGGTTGCGGCTGTTGCTTGAGCGTCGTATGTATCACCAGCGATGGTGAAAGTAATATCGCGCCCGGTAACGATTGTAGTTGGCATTTGTTCTCCTAGTTTTCTTGCTTGTAGTAAGTGGACACGTCAATATCCGAAATAAGTAAATTACTCGAACCTAACGCAACGATCGACGGACGCGATACGTCGCCGACAATATATCCCGACGGAATAGCCGCGAGAATCTGTATGACTAGCTTCTCGAGATTATCGAGAGCGCCCGCGTTATTGTTATAAGCGACGGCGGCTGAGATTGTAAAGTTAACTTTTAATTGAATTGAGCTGCTAATTAGCGTCGTTTCTAAATACGGAGTACCCGGCACGATGATCGCAGCGGGCGGAATAACCGCCTCGGGTACTGACTCATAGACCGACGCGGTTACGCCAGCGAGAGCGGTCGCTAGTGGCGCACGAACGTTAGCCTGAATACTGGTTGGCATTATTGACCCATAGTTTCAACGTCAATAAACGGAGCTAATAATCCTACGACTCGATTCTGAAGTGAGCGACCGAGTACGAGCGGCGATGGGTTGAAATCAACCTGAGCCGAAGTGTTGCCTGGAGCTGTGATCGACTGAAAGACCTCAACCGATACGACTAGCAGCGCTGACTTTACAGGCGCTACCCCTGAATATAAATCCTCAGCTGTTGAGCCATTTAGTACGGCTAAGCCAGCGGGAATCTTAGGTGTAAAGATTTGATCTGGTGCTGCTGTTGCGGTCGTGAATATGTATGGCGCAATT